TTACTTCTGCATAGCTTCCGCCAGCTTCTTCACGAGCTGTTCGCCGTATTTGTATGCGAGCAGATACTCGATGGTCTTTTCCTCCAGGCCGGTCTTGGTCTGGATTTTTTCGATTGCAGCCTGTACTTCCGGGTCCTGCGGCTTGGTCGTCTCAGCAGGCTTGTCGGTCGAAGTGTCATACTTAATGCCGAGCGTATCAAGGATACCCTTGGCGTACGCTACGCCGAACGCCTGCTGCTTTTCCTTGGTGCCCGCCTGTGCTGCATCAGCCTTGGTGTCAACGAATACACCCTCGCAGATGACCGCTGGGCACTTGGTGTCGCGCACGAAAGCGTAGTAATCGCCACGCTGGCCCTGTCTGGTCTTGCAGCCGCGGCTGTTCTGGCCGATCTTGATAACCTGCTTCTCAATATTCTGCGCGAGGACCTTGCCAGTGCCGCCGTTCAGAGTGTGATATACCTCAAAGCCGTCACCGCCGCCGGAGTTGTTGTGCACGTCGATAGCAAGATCCGGGTTGTACGCATTGCACTCGCGCACTTCCTCATTGATGGGGTCCTCCTCGTCCTTGGTGCGGCTCATGCGCACCTCAACGCCGTGCGCGGTCAGATAATCACGGCACGCCAACGCCATCGCGAGGTTTGCTTCCTTTTCGACGATATAGCCGACCGCACCGCTGTCGCTGCCGCCATGGCCGACACCGATAAATACCTTCTTGCTCATCTTGTTTTCCTCCTTCGGAACAGCTGTCTTATTTTTACGCTTAATGCAGACTACGCTGCACACCGGTCTGCCGTTCGTACCCTCTTTTTCCGGTGCGAACAGGTAGCCGTCCGACACGCGATACATGCCGGTGCTGCCGCCTGCGTCCTGTACGAGCAGCAGCTTGACGTCGTAGTGATCGCGGACGTACTGCGCAACTTCCAGCTCGGTGTGACTGGCCGAAGTCTGCACATGGATATACCGGCCGTCTGTCAGCAGGCCGCACATATTACGGCTGCGCCGGTCAGACTTGCCGAGAGATCCGTTCACCTTGCCGTCCTTGATCGCCAGCTTCCAGCCAGAAACAACATTCTCTGAGCCGAGGCTCAGCCGCTCAGCTGTACCGCCATAGCCGCACTCTTTGCCCTTGGCCTTGAGGTACTGCAAGGTTCGGCCCTTGATAACGCCGTAGCGGTCGCTGCCGCTGCCGGTCATGTTGAACAGTGCAAGGTTGTAAACGATGTCCGCGCCCTCGTCTGCCGCCCACTGCCGGAGCGTCTTGGCGGGTTTGGATTTCGCCGCATACGGCGCTGCTGCGAACCAGATGTCATACAGCTTGCGGTCGTAAATATCGCAGCGAATACTCATGCTGTATTCTCCTTTCATCTACTTGAAAGAAACTTTCAAGTCCATTTTACTCCGCTGAGGGCGCAGTGTAGCCCTTTGCCCGTGCGCTATCAGAAATGCCGGAAGTGGTCGGGTCATTCAGCGCACTCCAGATATTGCTTGCCACCAGAAACAGACAGTACGGATTGCTGAACGCGCCGGTAATAACGTTCCACAGCCCTGCCCAGGTGGTCATATCCGCAGCGGTCAGACCGCTGTACGCCAGCACGGTCGCCAGCGCGCCGGTCAGCACCTGCACCCAGAATACCGGGTTCTTCAGACGAATTTTCCAGTTCATAAAAAGCCTTCCTTCCTCAGTTCAAACCAAGCTGCTGCGCGATATAGCCGATGAAAATGCCGACGAGCGCTGTCGCGCCGTAGGCCACGATCTTGCGCCACATCGCGCCGTCGCGGTCCTCGAGCGTTTCCAGCCGCTTGCCCTGCTTTTCCTGCTCTTTGACCATGCTCTCAATGCTGGTGGCCAGTTTGCCGACCGAGGCGGTCAGACTGTTCAGCTCACGAATATTGTCCTCCAGCAGCTCAATGCGCTTGTCCTGCCGACGATTTTCTTCTTCGAGCCGTCGACGAAACTCTTCGTGCTCGGCACGAGTGATGGAACCGTCCATTTACATTCCTTTCCGGGCTGTTGCCCTATCGCAAGTGTAAAAATCCCGGTGGATTACTTGTTGTAGTCATCGCCGGTGATTTTCTTGTACTGCTCGGCGGAAATCTTGCCCTTTACGACAGCGTTACCGACCATCTTTGCGGTCCACAGACCGGCGTCGTAATACTTCTTAATGCGGTCAAACCAGTTCGTCATATTACTCGCCCTCCATATCGGTATCGGTCATCATGCTGATGTAGTCCACCTGTGCAGCCAGTGCGGTGTTGCTGGTTTCCAGCTCCTCCACCTTAGACACTAACTGCGAGATCGCCTGCGCGGTCGTGTCGTCGGCGGCCGTGGTGCAAGCGACGGTGTAGGTCTGCTTGTCCTTGTCGTAGGTGATGGCGCGCAGCGCATAGCCGCCGTGCGCCTCAACCAGATCGCCGTCATCGGTGCGGACCTCGATGAGCGCGGTGTTCAGATTGGACACCGCATCAAACGTGGTTTCGGACAGCACCAACGTCAGGCTGTCGCCCTGGCACTGATAGTCCAGCGCCTTGATTCCGTTGATTTTCATGTGTGCTCCTTTCCGCGGCTTAGTTTGCCGCAACGTATTTATTGTACTGATGCTTTATTGTTTCGTCCGACATCTCCGCATAGATCTGCGTCGTCGATACGTCCTCATGCCCCAGCAATTTCTGAATAACAGTGACGTCCATGCCGCCGTTGAGCGCGTGCGTCGCAAAGGTATGGCGGAGCAGGTGCGGGTGGACGTGCTTTTCCAGTCCTGCCCTCTCGCTGATCGCGCGGATAATACGCTGTATCGCCCGAGGTTTGAGCGGCTCGTAGGGCGATTTGCTGGACACAAACAGGCCGTCGCCGCCCTTGCGCTGGACCATGTACTCCTGCACCATCAGCCGCGCACGAACCGAGAAGTACACCACACGGTCCTTATCGCCCTTGCCGGTGACCTGCACCGACCGGTCTGCAAGATTGAGATCTGCCGCACGCAGCTGCGCGACTTCACTAAGACGGCAGCCGGTAGACACAAGGAACTCGATCAGCGCCTTTTCGCGGTAAGTTACGCAGGCATCGCGCAGGCGTTCCAGCTCTTCCACTGTCAGCGCCTGGCGGGCACCCTTCTTGTCCAATTTTAAGGACTTTATCTTTGCCATGGGATTCTTCTTAATGCGTTCCTCGGTGTGAAGCCATCCAAAGAACGCACGCAGTGTGTTGATGTGCGTTTGCAGCGACGTGTCTTTCAGGTGACGCGTTTCATCGAGGTACGAAATATAGCCGCGAATATCGTCCGTGGTGATTTTAGCCGCACTCTTGTTCACCCTGGCGGCAAACATTTCGAGGTTGCAGCGGTAGTTCCCCAGGGTCTTGTCGGATAAGCCGTCAATGCGTTTCGCGCCCAGGTAATACTTGATCCTGCGGTGCAGATCGCTGCGCTGTTCGTCCGATTCTTTCGTGATAGAATAGTCCTTTAAGATCGCGGCGAGCGCTTCGGCGGTCACAGGCATACCTCCGGAAAAAGTTTCGGAAAGCCGCTTTGCGAGTTCTGTTTTTGCGTTCATAACGTGTTTCCCCTTTCGGATTTGGTGTATCTTTCATTATACACTCTACCCGAAAATCAGGGCGTTTTTGTGCGCATTAGACCGCTATGACGGCAGTCGCGTCGTCCCAGACCGCTATGGCGGCAATCATCGGGAACAGCACTGCGCTTAACGCAGTTGTTTCGTCCTCGACCGCTATGACGGCGGTAATTAACAACAGTACAGCACTCAACGCCGTAGTGTCGTCCTCGACCGCTATGACGGCGGTATGCTCGTCTGCATTGGCGTTCAATGCGGCACTGAAGAACAGTACAGCACGCACTCAACTTGCCGGAAGTTCGTATTTACAGAGTAATTACGATAAATTGCTTTCTACCGTTGGAAACAGCACTTATTTCAGCCAGAAGTTCGACAATATTGATTCTGGAGCTAAACGCGCTATTTCCGGCGGCAATACCGATACTACCGCGACCGCAAATGAATCTGTATTCTTGTGCAAGAAAATCGGTGCATGGAGCAACGGAAATTCCGTTACCGGTACCGTTGCACATCTTCAGACGAAAACTACGGCAGGCAGTATCAGCACGAGAGCCGGTGGCGGTCAAAGCACCGACGACTACACTACTGGCGGCGTACAAGCTAAATATATCTGCATTGGCGGCTGCACATTTACCGAGAACGGCGACGCTTACTGCTGCGGTATTTTCGCCTTTGCCAAGTAGTATTTTGCTGCGTATTAACATTCTAAGACGTACCACTCGGCTCTATAATAGGCGCTTATGAGCCTGTTTTAGCTGAATGTTACGGCTGAATACTGCAAAACAACCGAGAAAGCCAGTGAATACGGCGTTATCACTGCGGTTGCGTGCGCATTAGAATGTTAATGCGTAGCTGAGGGCGGCGATTTTAACAGGGGATATAGGTCACGCTGGAGGTAGAAGACCACCAGTAAATTGCCAAGGAAGATGTGAAAAATTTCCCCACATTTGTAGTGCCTGCGGGCTGGCTGGTTTGCGCCCCATCCAACTTGTACCAAGTAGATCCAGCCTCTCCACCGCTGTTTGCGTTGAAGCAACTGATTAGATATCCCATGCCATTGCGGATGGTACGGTTCTCCCAACCGTTTCCGTTGCCCTTTGTCACGGTTGTTTTCAAAGGGCTGGAGGTAAGGGCGTTCTTTGCCGTTGCAGAGTTCGTGATAGCTGTGCGGGCCGTGTTGGACGAAGCCACGGCCGTCATAGCGGTCGAGGACGACACTACGGCGTTGAGCGCAGTCGCGTTTGCGATTACTGCCGCCATAGCGGTCGAAGATGCAGCCACGGCCGCCATAGCGGTCTGAGATGCCGCTACTGCGGACATGGCAGCCGACGACGATACCACAGCATTGAGCGCTGTACTGTTTGCGATGATCGCCGCCATAGCGGTCGAAGATGCAGCGACCGCGCTCATATCATCATACGCGCTGCAGGACAGGCCCGCGAGCGTTGCCACGGTCTTGCCCATCGCCACGCCGCTGGCAGACAGCGCACGCCACAGCAGTTCGTTCGCCATCATCGCCTTGCAGCGCTCTGCATCGCCCATGAGATCGTCCCAGTCCGTGAACTCGTAAAACTGGTGCATCCACGTCAGCACGGCATCGTTCGCCACGTCGCTAGCCAGCAGCATGGAGCGCAGCGTTTCACTGTTGCGGTCTTCCTTGCCTACCGGCGTACCCAGCACGACGGACACGCCGCCGAGATTCTTCGCAAACTCTTTCGCGTGGGTCGGATTTTCGAGCAGCGTTTCCATCTTGTGAACGCCCTTTCTATAGTTGCCCTTGAGGGCGTTTGCGTAGTTGATAAAGTCAAGCTGATTCACGCCTAACATTACCGTTCACCTCCGTATTCGATAGCCATGTAGCGGATTTTCACCGCTGTGGCTGTGGTTGTACTTCCGTTAACGAGCGTGTTCGCGCTATGCGACGGCGTTGATCCGGACGAGCCGCCGGTGTAGTAGCTGCCGGTCGATAGGGTTCTCAGACAGTACAGAAACCCGTCAGCAGTAACAGACTTGACCTGCACGATGCCGTCAAAGTCCTCGGCCTGGCAGACGACCTGCGGTGCAGCGTCGAACGCCTCCCTAAACTTGAACGTGTTCCAGCCTGCGCCGGCGTTCGTGATCGTGCCAACCTCAAGGGCGGTGTCCTCCAGTTCTCCAACGTCACCGGAGCCGCCGCCGCTTACAGCGAGTGCTGCAAGCATTTCAAAAGCATCTTTCGGTTCTGCTGTGTCAGTATTCAGACCAAGCGCAACGCACACTGCATCCGGCAGTACATTTCCCTTGCTATAAACACTGCCCTCCTGACGGGCATTGTCTGCATATGAAAGTACGCCCTCAATGGTCTGTCCGTCGTCCATCGTAATTCTGATACGATTTGCCTTACCCAGTTCTGGTAATCTATCACGCATTAAATACACCTCCTGCCTGCATAAACAAAGTATTGGCCTGTCGGATACTCGCTGCTTTCACAAGTTCCTGCAGCCAGATTTCGATACGTCCAAGATCCCACTCCAATACATTTGCCTGGTCAAAATTCATCGTTCCATTGTACACAATTTCGCGCCAGTCTGGCAGAGCGAAGAAGCAATTTTGAAGTGCTTCCACGTTGCGACGGATTCGATCAATATCGTTTCGCGTTGGGAAATCAGCTTTTGTCCATGGAGTATGCCGAAGAAAAACGGCTGCTGAATAACCCTGTGCTTCCAGAAAATCCGCTAGATAGGCAAGCCAGTCATTGATCCGGTTCAGGTCAGAGGCATTCCATGCACCTTTCATCCTGCCGCCGAGCCATTCCTCACGTTCTGCATCGGTCGCCGAACCTGCACGCACCTTGCGCATCAGCTCATTTACGCGGGCAACATCCGCAGCGGTTCGATCATAGATCAGTTTATCCGGCATTATCCGTCACCTCCAACAAGTAGGATGGGACATTCTTCATTACGCCGTTCTCAATCTTGAACTGCTGCTTGAAGCGTCGTCCGGAAGCATTTTCATTAAAGCCTGTCCACACGCTGTCAACGTCGCCCAGCTCGCAGCGCATATCGCCGCGGCCATACACGGTAAACTGGGTTCGGCCGTACCACGAGAGGATATACTGCGCGGCAGCATCAGCCTGTGCCGTGGTGTGAATGAATGGATTGCTGATTGAGAGCGACTTATCCGCAGCAGCCAGTGTGCCATTTACGGTATACTCGGTGTTATCTTCATCGGCCAGCCGGAACTTGATCTGTGCAATGCTGTCCTCCGGCTGGTTTTTCGGATAGCTGTTCATGTTATCTGCACCGATTGTCACACCGTCCGTTCCCTCGGGCAGGAACACTCGCAGTTTACCTGTCGCTGCATCTGCGCGGAATGCGGTCTGCGCCGCCATACATAAATACCGCAGCAGATTACCGCAGTTCATGTCTTTCAGCTCGTCCGCGCTATTCACTGTAAGAGCGATCTGTCCGAGCGGCTCATCCACAGTCCAGCAGTTTGTGAAATTCTCGCCGAGCAGCGCCACCATCGAAGCAATCCAGCCGGACAGTGTTGTCGGCAGCGTTGCCGGAACATTATAATCACGGTCCGCCAACAGACCGATAATATCAACCAGCTTAAACTCGATCGTCAGGCCATAGGCATCGGTTTCCCAGCCGCCAGACTGCTGATAATACACGCCCAACGGCAGATACTCTGCGCCGGTTTCGGTTTCCACACCCATGGACACCTGAATTCCCTGCCGTTCCTCGATGGACTGAAACAGGCCGGAACGGTTATAGGGATTGAAGCGCTTCTTCTTGTTGTGAACCTGCAGGCTGCAAGTGCCATAGGGCGTTTTCATGCAGTTAAAGGCAATCTCCTGCATAACGTCGATGGAGTACAGCGTATCCGCCTCCCAGCTTTCGTAAATGCCCGGTACGATCTCAACCATACGGACAAAGCGGTGCGGCAGGCTCCATTTCGCAAAGGTCACGCGGATCGCGGTAACATCATGCACGGTAAAACCCTCGAAGTAAACGCTGGCATCTGTATTACCGGTAACCGTTTCCCGATAACCGACGGTATCGCCGCTCATGACCTCGATCGTAAAGTCCATACCGAGGCCGTCACATTCGTTTTGCGAAAAGTATACCGAGCACGCCTGCATGATACCGAGGTTATGCACATTCAGCTGAACCCACGGTTTCACGGCAAATGTCTTGTCGTCCTGGCTAAGCACAGCGCCGACAAAGCCGTTTTCGCCGGTGGTATTCGGCATACCCGGATGCAGCGCACGAGATCCATCCAGCGTCCAGCGTTCGCTTTCCAGACTGGCGTACAGCGTGGGCGTGTCAAACACCTTGTTACACAGCTCTTGTGCTACAGATACCCACGACTGCCCCGAGCTTGTGACCGGATCATAAACCAGATCAGGGTCGGTGATGTCGATGAGCGCACGCGGCAGGATACGCCGATAACCGGCTGTGATGGCTTGCGCATACGCATTACTTACCTGCTGCATCAGCTTCCCTCCACTTCTTCCAGCGTAAATGCGATGTTATTCCACAGTCCTACACCGTCCCGTGAAAACGCAAACTGCGGTGTAGGCTGCTTGGTGCAGCGGAACGAGGCGCTCTGCATACTGTCCGAAAGCGGATCGAGAAACTGCACCGAGAGGTCGCTGCGCGAACGCAGCGCCGTCAGCAGGCGGCGCATGAGGTCGTTTCCCATATAGTCATAGGAATACTCGATCACGCGCACGCTTGACCTTACCTCGGTCACAAGCCGACCGGAGATCATGCGGATATTCTCGCCCAGCTCCTGCTCATAACACTTGTACTTGCCGTTTTTCGTTTCCGGCAGGTCAATGCCGTTGATACTTAATTGTGTCATCAGAAATCACGCTCCACTTCCGGAGATTGTTTTGCAGCGGCTCGAATACTCGGCAGCAGCCAGCGGGCAATTTCCATGCCCTCACCTGTTTGCAGAATGATTGTTGCTGATCCGTCCTGCTGCGGTGCCGCTGCACCGGCAGTCAGTGTGCCGATGGCGTTCACAAGAGCGGCTGTCTGCTGTTCTGCAAGCTGTCGGGCCTGCGGCAGCGTAAAGCCTGTCGGTGTGTTCGCATCCATATACGCCTGCGTTTCCGATGCGGTCAGCACGCGCTCGCCCTTGTGCAGTTCGGCAATATAACCGTCAAACGGCACATAATCCAGACCGGCGGCATGAGAGCCGTTTTTCTTGGACGAGGATTTCGATGACGAGCCACTGAAACTGAGTGCAGCATCAATGGTCGCTCTGACCTCACTGGCGATACGCCGTGCCTGCGCCATGATCGCGCTCTCCTGTGACTTCATGCCATCCATCAGGTACTGTGCAAATTCCTTACCGCTGCCATAGCCGATATTGTTCAGCTCCTCAAGGCCCTGCGTAAGCGTATCACCATAGGCTTCGCTAAGCGCCTGGAACTCGGACTGATAGAATTTCTGGGCGATCTCGAGTGCACGCTGCTGTTTGGTTTCCCACGCAGTAACGTAATCCTCGAACTTGTCATCGCTCATCGCCAGCAGCTTCTCGCCGTATCCGATGGCATCGTCGATATTCATGGAGGCGATCTCATCGAGCAAATCATCCGAAATGCCGCGCTCGTCCCGCAAACGGGTCAGGACTTCTTCATAACGGTTCAACGCATCGATCTGTTTATTCAGATCCTCAACCTGATACCGCCCGTCCTTCTCTTGGAACAAGTCACCGTAATCCGACAGACGCTTGACCATACTTTCCTGTTTCTTGGCCGCTTCGTCCCATGCATCCTCAATTTCATCAAGGGCGCTCTGGGTCTGCTTGGCGAAATTTTCTGCGGTCTTGGTCGTGCTTTCGATGGAATCCACATAGTAGTCCATGTAGTCATCGATAAGCTCTTTTGCCTCGTCATTATCCTTGAACTGCTCGGTGAGTAGCTTTTTCGCCTGCTCTGCCTGTTTTTTCAGCTCGGTTTCCTGCGATTTGAAGCCATCGATCAATGCATCGATCTGTGCCTCACCGGCGGTGAACATTGTCTTGTTGCTACCGGTAAAGGTTTCACGCATCTGCTGCGCGACCTTGCGAGCCTGTAAGGTGACCATCGCGCCCTTGGCCGCCAGACCGAGAATCAGGCCTTGTACAGTATCCTGACCAGCGCGGTACATCGCACGGGACGGCGAATGCTGATCCATCCCGGCTTTGTATGCTGCCATGTAAGCCGCAGCAGCGCGACTGCCTGCCGCCGAGGCTTCTTTCACCTTGTAGTTCAAGCCGTTAATAAGGCCCTGCGCAGAATCCGAACCGGCTCTGTACATCTCGTCGCGCTTATTAGCGGCCTGTACTGCCTTGTTCATTGCAGCCTGCACCTCGGTATCGGCGCCCGCCATGGCATCTGCCATGGCATCCTTACCGGCGGACACCTCACCCATTGATTGAACGATCTGCGCGATCTCCGCATCTGTTGCACCGGCAAGGCCAGCCAGAATAGCAGCACTTTCGGTCGAGCCGTCGGCAAGGGCTGCTGCCAGCTGCTCAATACCCTCGATATTGCGGTTCTGCAGGCTCTGCATATTGGCCGCATAGTTCTGCATATAGGTGACCTGACTTTGCAGGGCGGCCTGTACGGTCGATGCGGAAGTTTTGGTCGTGTTGTCCATCTTCTCCCATTGACCGATCTGACTCTCAATGCTTTCGACCGCCTTGGCTGCCGTTTCGTTGTAAAGCTGCACATAGGCATCGTATGCCTGCTCGGCCGAGGCCGCAGCCTTTTGCAGCTCCTCCGGCAGTTCGGCAGTTGCCTCCGCGAGTTCTGGAGAGGCTTCTGCGTTCTGCTCCATAGCCTCGGTCAGCCGGTCGAGTTCATCAGACAACTCGCCGCTGGCTTCTGTACCCTCATCAATGGCATCGTTTACCGTCTGCTGCTGATCGCGCAGATCGGCGGCCGCTTCAGCGTTGGCGTTGATCGCCTCGTTGTTGCTGTACAACTCGCTTTCCAGTTCGGCACGGCGTGCGAGGTCATCATCACCGAGGGTCGCCAGTTCGTCATAGATCTCAGCGTTCCGCTCATTCAGAGAGTTGTTCTCCTCGGTCAGCGCGTTTTCCTGGTCTCGCAGGTCGTTGAGCGTTGCACGATTGGTCGCCAGCTCCACCTCAACATCAGCCTGCTGCTGTAACAGCTCAGTCTTACGCTCATCAAATGCAGTGTCGATGGCAGCCTGCTTCTGGGCTTCGATGTTCTCGAGCAGCTTTTCCGTGTTCTCACTCAAAGAACCGGTATTCTCGTCAATAGTGAGATTGAGGTCCGGATACAGTGCGTTCAGCTTGCCGACCAGCACGCTCATTTCCGCCTGACTTTCGCTTGTCGCGTTTCCCTGCTCCTGCAATTCCCGCAGACGGGCAACGTAACCAGAGGCGGTTTCTGCACTGGCCGCAGCCGTAGCAGCTGCATCTGCTGTGGCGGTCTGACTTTCCGCAACAGCATCCTTTGCACTGCGTGCCGCCTCGGTCATATCAGAGAACGATTCGGTATCATCATCGACCGTCAGCGCCAGCGTAGCAAACGCAGCGATGGCGGCAACGGCAGCTGTACCAACCAGATACATCGGATTGGCATCCAGAATGGCGTTGAATGCGGTCGTTGCGATCTCTGCCGCCTTGACACCCACCGTATAGGCGGTCACGCTTGCCGTTACCACGCCCATCGCCACAGCCGCAGCGGTGAATGCCTGCACGAGCGCCGGATTCTGCTCGATGAACTGCGCCGCCCAGACAAATCCCTCGGTCCCTGCGTCCGCAAGATTGCCGAGTGCCGGTGTCAGCGCATCACCGATCGCCGCCTGCAAACCGACAGCCGCGTTTTTGCACATCTCGATCCGGCTTTCGGTCGTTGCATAGCGTTTTCCGGCTTCTTCGCTGAGTGCGGTGTTCTCCGACCACGCCTGCGAGGACAGCGTGACCGCACCGCTCAAGGTATCGCTTGCCAATGCAAGGCTTTTGAGCATATTGCTCTGCCGCACACCGGACAGGCCCATCTCATCCAGCACCAGCACAGCGCTTTCGCCTTTTTCATCAAGCTGACCCAGACCGGCGATAAACTTCTGAATCGCTGTGATTGGACTGGTGCTCCACAGTTTCGCAAACTCGGTCGCAGAAACACCGGCCACATCGGCAAACTGCTGCAGGCTGTCGCCGCCCTTTGCGGCGGCGCTCTCGATTGCAGAGAGTGTCTGTGTCATGGCGGTGCCGCCAGCCTCTGCCTCAATGCCGACCGAACTCATCGCCGTAGCCAGCGCCATAATCTCCGATTCGCTCAGTCCAGCGAGCGTACCCGCCGAGGCAAGCCGTGTAGACATCGCCACGATGTCAGCCTCAGTGGTGGCAAAGTTATTGCCGAGTGCAACAACCGTTGAACCCAAACGTCCGTAATCCTCCGCAGCCGTGCCGGTGATATTAGCAAACTTCGCAAAGGCACTCGCCGCCTCATCGGCGGTGAGGTTGGTACTGTTGCCCAGGTCGATCATCGTCCGTGTGAACGACAGCACATCATCGGTCGCAATACCGAGCTGACCTGCGGATTCTGCAACGGCGGAGATCTCGGTCGTGGTGGCTGGAATTTCCGTTGCCATCTGTCGGATGCCGTCCGAAATCGCTGAAAGCTGTTCATCTGTGCCGTCAACCGTTTTGAACACACCGGTGATGGCGCTTTCAAACTCGACCGATGCCGCAACACAGCTTTTCAGTCCCTCGGCAATCGTCCGCAGACCTCCGGCAACACCTGCCGCCGCCAAAGAAGATGCCAGCGTATCAATGGCATTCGCCGTACCCTTTGTCTGATTGCCAAACTCATCAATGCTGCTTGCCGTATTGCGGAAGCTGTGCTCTGCCTCCTGCATATACTGGTTGTTGCGCTGCACCTCGGTTCCGAGGTCGTTCAGGTCGCTTTCGGCATAGTTGAGCTGACGCTGCCACTCACTGACACCACGGGCCGCCGCCTGCTCTTTTGCCTCAGAGGCTTCCAGCGCGGCGCTCAGTTCCGTTATCTCGTTCTGGAGCTTTTCCTGCTCCTCTGCCGTATCACCGGTGCTGTTTTTCAGCCGGTCAAGCTCCTGCTGTGCGGCAGTCAGTCTTGCGCGGTATTCCTCAGTTGCGGAAGCGTGGTTCTGCTGGGCGCTCTGGGCGTTCTCCAACGCCGCTTTCAGAGTTTCTACTTTCTGTTTCTGCGCTTCAAATGCGCGGCCGAGTGCCTCACCCTTGGCTTTCAGCGCTTCCATGCTGTTTGCGCTCGTCTGATACTTGCTCTGCACCAGTGTCAGCTCGGAGCGCATGGTTTTTATTTCATTGTTGCAGTCGCGGATCGCCTGCTTATAGGCACTTTCGCCCTCAATGGCAAGCCTTGTACTGATTTTTCGTGTAGCCATTGTTTTTCACTCCAAAAAGCGTTGCATTCTACCCTGTTTTATGCTATATTGAAAGCACAAAGGAGGGTTTTTCATGGGTGCTGTTTTTATCTATCTTCCGGTCGGTATTACGGCTGTGATCGGCTTTGCCTGCGGTATCGGTTACGTTATCCGTGAAAACCACCGCAAAAAGTGCCGCCGTGCGCGTGACCTTGCCATTGCGAATCTGGCGCAGCAGCAGGGTATCACCCTGTACGAAGCCCGAAAGATCATAGAAAACGACTGAACACCGTCCGTCTGGGCGGTGTTTTATTGTCAGTCAATATCCTGCTTTGGTGGTCGATGTGCCCGCGCGTAACTTTCCAACAGATCAAACACAACGCCGACCGGCAGCAGCATGGTTTCCTTTGCGCCCAGTCCGTTTACGGCTCCGATGCGGAGGTAGTCTGCTTTGACCGCTTTGCGGTTCTTTTTTTTTGCAGTTCAGCCAGTCCGAGGTCGGTTTCCTCCTCCGGTACATCGCGCTTGTAACCGCGCATGAGCGCTTCGAGCACCGACTGGCGCATAGCGATCACATCATAGGGCATAACCGCAGCACGCAGCTGCTCCTCGTCCGGCGTTTCGCCCTTGTCGTAGCCCTCGTATCGGCGGGCCAGCTCTCCCTGTTCTGCAAGCAGGCAGAACACTCGGCACAGATTGACAAAGCCCTCCGCGGTATTGTCCTGCACAATCTCGCCGAGCTGACGGTTCTCAAACATATCCTGTGCTGCAAACATCGCATAACCATTGAACAGCAGATGATATTCCGTGCCGCACACGGTCACTTTTACCTCATTCATATCGTTTCCTCCGAAATGGAAAGGGACTGAACAGTTTCGTCAGTCCCTTTTTCGCATTTATCAGCCGCCGGCAACTGCCAGCTTTTCTTTCAGCCATGCAAGCGCATTCGCCTCGGCGCCGTCACCGGTAAACTCCTTGGTAATACGCCAGTCGCCGGTATTGCACGCAAACACGGTCAGAGTGGTCGGCGTGGTTCCAAAGGTAATGCTGTTGCCACGGGTTGCCGCATTGTCGTTGCCGAGTGCTGCGCGTACCTTGGGATAGAAACAGCCCTTGTACACCTTCTGGCCGTCGCGCATGAGCACCTTATAGTAGCCGAAGCCGCCATACGGCGCGGTATCACCCTTGTTGAACTTCAGCTCACCGGTCTTGCTGGAATCGCCGGTCGCACCGTAGATAACCTGTGCAACGGCATCGGTCATATCATCGGTTTCCAGCGCTACTGTACCGGAAGCGAACTCAGAAAGCTGCTCCTTGAGGGCATCATCCGCGTACAGCTCGCCGCTGGCGAGGTTGACGGTCAGGTTTGCGCTGACCAGTGCGCCCACGGTCACTGCCGTATCATAAGTCGGCAGCGCTGCCGCCGGTTCGGTCTTGAACGGGGCGAACATCGGGCATTTTGCTCCAAACTGTGCCATAGTTTTTCCTCCTTACAGTCCCTTGGACGTTAGATAGTCGTTGAATTTCTGTTCTTCCTGCTGTACCGCCTCTCCGGCGGCACGTTCTGCACCGTCGCGCATAAACGGGCGCGGTGGCTGGTTCTTCTTGCCGTATTCGTTGATATAAGCGACCTCGGCATTGCGTTTGGTCTTGTTCGGGCCATTCGCGGTGCTGCCTTTCGGATAGATATACACAGCCTTGCCGTCTGCCGTCTTGCGCGGTGCATCGTGACTGATCGCGCCGAGCGTAACGCCGGTACGATGTACGCCGTAGCTTTCGCCGGTTTCCCTGGTCACGCGCTCCACGACCTTTGCACCTGCCTCCAGCATACTGTCCAGTACGCTGTCCGGCATCTCGGAAAGCTCATCAAACGCGAATATCAGCTCGTCAAAGCCGTTCATGCTAATCCCCATTATCAAAGCCTCCTGCGTATTCGCACTCAAAAACGTAGTGCTGGCTCACCTCATCTGATGCATTTTCCACCTGCGGTGCGGTAAATCCAGCAAAGAGCAGCGCGTTGCGCAGCTGCTTTCGCAAAGGCAGCACATTCTCTCCGCACGGTGCGAAAAGGTGTACCTGCACCAGATAAACTGTGATCTGAGGCATATCATCGCCGAACGCCTGCGGCATCTCCGTGTACTGGAACGTACAATAGGTCGTTTTCTCACCTGTGTACAGGTCAGGAACGCATACAGAAACCACCGGCAGCACCGCTGCTCGGATTTTATTGTTCATGCTCATGCTATCCCTCCTGTGCCAGCCGTTCGCACCAGATTTCCATATACTCTCGCGTATCGCCGTAACGATTGAGATACACGATCTCGTAATCTGTTCCGGCGTACCGCACAAGCATCTTCCGGTCAATGGACTTTGCCGTGTGCCGAATGAGAAACCGCACCTTTGTCCGTGCAAAATCCGCATTCGCCTGTACCAGCTCAGTACCGCTGACCTGTGTCAGCTTAGCCGAGCAGGTATGCACCACCGTTTCCGTGATGGTATCATAACCGTCTGCATCCGCTGTACGGTCACGGCGAATGATCTGAATACGGTGCTTCAGTTCTCCGGGATTGATGTTCATAGCAGATTCCTCGCGTGCAGGTCCAGAATACTGCTTACTACGCGGTTTGCGTTGGCAGCATAGCGGGTATCCGGATACATCGTTCGGTTATCATAAAGATCCTGGCACAGCACAAGGAACGCAATGGAAACATCCTCGTACCTGTCCAGTTCTGCCGCTGAAAGCCCGGTATAGTGTTCGATATACGACCGCGCAGCCTGCATGACGGCGGCGAGCAGATTTTCGTCATACTCGCCGTCCTCCAAACGCAGATAGCCAGCGGCGGTCCCTGTCGTGATCTCGCTCAGCTTCATGCGCTGTCATCCTTTCCGTTACGCAGATTTCATATTGAGCACGGCCAGCTTCTGGCTGTCCGTTACCTTGCTGTCGAACTCGAACCATGCCACAACGCCGATAGCGTGCTGGGTCGCATACTTCTCGCGCAGCACCTGAATCGAGATGTCCTCACGCAGGTTGACCGACAGGCCGCTGTAATCGCCGTACAGCACAGCGCTTGCACCTGCCGCCAGCTTCGGCATATTGTCGGACAGATACACCGGCTTGCCGAGCAGACGGTACGGGAACTCGCCGGTCACATCGTCCTGCAGCAGATAGCGGCCGTTGGAATCCTTGAGCTTCTTGAGCGAAGTAAAGGTTTCAGGTGCCATCGTCCAGCAGGCATTCGCCTGATAGACCTGCTTGACCTGTGCCTGCAGCTCGATCAGCTCATCGGCAGTGATAGCCGTTGCCGATGCTGCAGTAACAGCAGTCGGCGTAGAGAGTGCGCCGGTCGCCTTGCCAGAGGTGCCGTTCAGCAGCTCCTTTTCAAGGAACAGTGCGATCTCCTCTGCCATCTGGTTGATGATGAAGTCGGTGACATTGAACACGCTGTTGTTCTCAACGCTGTTGCCGATCAGAGTCAGCGCACCGGCCAGATAGCCACTCAGATCGACCGAGGTAAACTTACCGGAATCAGCAGTCAGTTCGGTAAATTCAGTCTGATAGCCGACGGCGATGTCATGCGTGGTGTTGGCCTTGCCCCATACCGGCACCTTGAGCGTACCGTTCACGCGGTAAATAGTCGCGCCGGACAGGATCGGGCAGCGGTCGCGCACGGCAGTTACGATGCGGTCCGCAATGCTGGTCGGAATGATCGCGCCGTTGTTTGCCATGGTCATGTTCTGTTCGCCGGCACGCAGTTCGGATGCACGGCCGAGCACATAATCGACAAAGGCGCTCTCCTCTGCGGCAGCACGTTCCTCAGCATCCGTCGGTGCAGGCAGATTGGACACGCCGCGAGTACGCTCCTCGCGCTCGATGGTTGCATCAATGGCGCGAATCTCGCTCTCCGCCGCATCAAACTGTGCGGTTTCCTCCTCGGTCATGGCACGGCACTCGGTATCCGCCGTGTTGACAAGGGTTTCCATGTTCTGACGAAGCTCCTCGCGGCGCTCCATCAGGGCTTTCAGATTAGTCATTTAGGTTCCTTCCTTTCTCGTTACCGCCTGCACGCGCTTGTGATAGGCGGTGTTGTCATATTTCGGGGTAATCTGCTCGACCTGCAGCGGTGTTTCCATCGTGCGCGTTTCAATCTCGACCTGTGTGTCTGCACGAACCTCGACCGAGGTCGCGGAGTACACCGGCGTTTTGCGAACGACCAGCGTCAAATGGTCCAGATCAAGCGATTTGACCTTTCGCAGCGGCAGCTCATCGGCGCGGGGCTCCACCTCGTCCTGTACGTTGTACATTCCGAAGCTCCAGCCCTTGACCTTGCCCTTTTTCGCAAGCTCAATGAGGGTTTCATCCGTCACCAACACATCAGCGTGCAGCCCGATGTCGTCCTCAAATAACTTGAGCGTGCCGTCGTCCGTGCTGGCGTACACATGACTGTTGTCGTGATCGACCGTGACCGTGATATTACCGGCTCTGCCGATAGCCTGCTCAAACGCGCGCGGCTCAATCTCCTCGATGACCTTGCCGTGCGGCGTGATGACTGGGCGGCTGCGCTTTCCGGTAACATTCACATAACCGGAGATATGGGCGCCGTCTGCGCGAATTTCAATTTTCATAGCGTTTCACCTCCCTCCTGCGGTACCTGCAGCGTTTGTTCTGTCATGTGCTGCATCTGATTGGTATTCGGCGTGTAGATGGTACTGGTTTTCGGGTCGTAGAGAACGTCCTGCAAGCCCAGCTTGATCCATGTCAGGCCGAGCGGCTCCATGTCCTCTGCAAAGCGAACCTCGTCCACCTGCATGAAGTTGGCATCGAGTGCGGTCTTGTAGGCATCAAACCGTTCTTTCATGCTGCCCTTGAGCAGTTCCTTAGTGTCGAACGCCCAGTAGAGCGATCCTTTCTCTTTCTCCAGCAGCAGATCACGGTTGAGCGCACACTCGATGGCTTTCATCAGAGGGATTGCCGCCAGTTTGGCAAGACTTGCCGTGTCGCCGGCCGTGCCTCCCATCTCGGCAGTAGAGATATGAAAGATCTTCGCAAACTCCTCTGCGTTGGACTGCTTGTTTTCGTTAAGCTGCATCTCGACCGAGGTGTTGCTGCTCTCCTGAAAGCGGATACCGTTGTTGAGAATAACTACATTGTCACTACTGTTACTGTACAGATTGGCGAATGCCTGCTTGAGTTCGTCCATTGAGCCTTTGTCGAGGCGTTTCTCACTCTGGAGGAAGCCCTTTTTGTTGCCGCCTTTTTTGACAAGATACAGTTCAAAGCACAACGACTGGTACGCAACCTCGATCAGCTTGGCATTTTCCTCGGTGATGGGAACACCGACCGCGCCATCTTTTGTGTTGCGCAGCAGCTTGAGAAAGTCAAACGGACGATAGACCGTGCCGTCTACCAGCAGGTCAAAGTCCTTGAAGATGGCATCTGTGTTGCGGTTCACTGCTACGCGGCTCTCATCGACATAATGCAGACTGCGAATCTCTCCACGCACGCGGTTGATGTAGGCATAGCCGCCTTTGCCGGTGTAATAATCACGGATCATCGCGTGCCAGAACTCATTCGCGTTCAGCGTGTCGCCAGTTTCGTCGTTCAGCAGGCGCACACGAGGGTCGTTCGGCACCTCAATCGCTTTTCCGTTTTCCTCCCGGTAGAGCTTGACCGGCGTACTGGCCACCACATTGGCGATCAGGTCAATACCTCCGCTGACCGTCGGCACCTGTAAAGCCATCTGCTTGGTTGCTTTGCCGCTGCCGAGCAGTGCGGTCAGCAGCGCATCTTCAAACATGGTTTCGTCCGGATCGGCGCGAATCTCCTGCCGCCGAAAGCGTTTCAGCAGTCCCATTTGCTTGTCCTCCTTATGTCTGTGCAATGAAATCCTCGCTGCCGAACAGCATATCCTGCTCGATCAGGTAGGTGGCGTTCAGCAGAGCGACCACCATATCCACCTTACCGGAGGATTTCTTCTTGTTGACGTATTTGTTCAGATTGGTGTCCTCGGTGCAGCGTGCATTCTGAAAGTTAATCTCCAGCATTGCATTTTCGTCGTACCGGAACCGGCGGCCGAGAATCTTCTCTTTCAGCAGCTTGGTCGGACTGTGCAGCACACTCGAATGCTGCTTGATCTCTACACACTCCATACCGGCGGCCTCCAGCTTTTGCACGGTCGAGATGGCGTTCCAGCGGTCATAGCCACACTGGATCACGCGCACGCCATACTGTTCCTCCAGTCCGAGAATGAACTGCTCAATAAAGCCATAGTCGATGACCTCATCACCGCAGGCAAAGCACGCGCCCTGCCGAATCAGACGGTCGTAGTCCACATTCTCTTTCTTGGTTTTGAACAGCTTGCGATCCGCCGGAAGAAATCCCCACACTTTTGCATAGAGAATACCATCCTCGGCGGTCGCCATCGCAACGGCGGTATTATCGTCCGTCTGCGACAGATCCAGTCCAAGATAGACCGGTTTGCCTCGCCAGAAATCGAGATCTTCCTCACGGCGGCACTCCCGCACCTTTGCAATATCCACATAGCCCTCTACGCCGAGGCCCTTATACTTGATATTGCAGTGCTTGCACAGGAAGTTCTCACGCTTATTCTCGTAGAGAATTGCCATGGTGCGCATATCGCACACCGCCTCAAAGATATTCGGATTGCTGACAGCTGCCGGATTCGCCTGATAAATTACGGTGTCATCTGTCTGCCAGCGGTCCCGCATGGTCAGTTCGGTGTCCGGTTCGTACAGCAGAGAAAAACGCCTGCCGGGAATCAGTCCATCGAGTACCTTTTTTGAGATATCGATCTCGTCCAGCATGGCGTTGTTGTCGTTCGGGTATTGTGTGGAAATTATAATGCCCAGCTTGGAACGCAGCGTGATCTGCGAGGAGCGCATGGCCTCAATCGGATAAGCGTCCATTGCACCGGCCTCATCCGCAAGGAAAGCGTTCGCCAGCTTGCCGTCCATCTTGTCCTGTGAGTAAGCCAGCGGCACATACTCGCTATCGGTCAGTCGGCAGCGGATTTCGCTCCGCAGCACCTTAAACACACTTTCGTCCGCCAGTGCAGGCGATGACTTGATGATCTTCCGAATGGCGATCTTCAGCTCGCTGGACAGTTTCAGATCCGGTGCGACCGAGAAAAAACGAGAGAACACCGGTTCGGTCAGCATGAGCAGAATGAAAATAACCGCACTGTTGAATGTCTTGAAGTTCTTTCGCGCGATCTCGAGCAGAGCGGTTTCATAATAGCGACGGCCATCCGTTGTTTTAGTGCAGAACACCGCTGTGATGAGCAGCCACGCATAATCTTCAAGGCCGTCATACATCGGGCAATTCAGATCCGGATGAACCATCAGCCGCAGCAGTTTGCAGATCCGCTTGTATGCTTTCTCGTCGATGAGCGCCTCCGTGTTCCGTCCCTCTGCGATGTCCAGCCACTGTGCAGCCTGTAGCTTAACGTAGTGCGGAGCCTTCGGGTTATCATGCTGCACGCACCAGCGGGCATAGTGCACTGCGCGGCTGTCAAGGATCGTCATCGTTCAGAATCCCCATCAGCGGATTTTTCGGTTCGGCTGTGGTTTTAGGAATGCTGCGCATGGCTGCCGAAATGGTCATAGCGCACTCTTTCTCAATGTCGAGCATCATGCGGCGCTTGGTTTGGAGCTGCTTGTCCACAGAAAGAATGTTCTTCTGCATCTGCGCCTGATATTTGTATCGGTCCGCTGCTTCTAATTCTGTATTCTCGGTCAGCTCGTCCAGCTGATCGGAAAACAACTGCCGCTTGCGCTCAAAGTCCAAACATTCAGCGTGCAGCATACAGTACCGGTTGATAGTCGCCTCGTACAGCGCCTCATTCTTTCCGGCAGCTTCGAGCAGTCCCCTGATACGCTGCCACTCCTTATGTGCTTTCTCATTGTCTTTGACCTCCGGGCGCTCTCGCATCTTCTTGCCGGTGATGAGGGCATTTTCCGCAGCGGCACGCTGCCGGAGCTCTGCTTTCGTCCGGTGCGAACGCTTTTCTTCGCCCAGCACAGCGGTCGCTTTACTTGGTCTGCTCATTCGCCTCACTCCTTTGCAAAACTTATTTCGGGAATTATTTTTACGCCGAGGTCCGCGGTTGGTGTACAGCCGCTCACGCTCAAAAATTCTGCGTGTCCGGGGGGATATTGTTTCGTTTTTTCGCGAGCTGTCGCAAAAAATCTGCGGATATCGTACCGGCATCGGCTTTTTTGTGGCATTTTTCGCATAAACACACGAGGTTATCATCGTCCAGTAATAGATCAGGACGTTCCCGCAGCTTGATGATATGGTGGGTTTCCAGTCCATCCCATGTGAGTACCCCCTGTGAAAGACAGTTCTCGCACAGGTAGTGACTGTCTGTTTTAATCTGCTCCGATTTGCGTTTCCATGCTCGCGTGTTGCGTCCGCGCTCGTTTTCTTCGCGCCGATATTTCTTCATCGGTTTTCTTCCGCAGTCCTCTCGGCTGTCGTGGATCCGTCCGCACCACGGGCAGGCTTTCAGCATAACGGCTTCTTCCTTTCGAATATGAAAAAGCACCCTCGAACGAGAGTGCTCTTTCAGAGAGATGTACTCCAATGGCATGAAGCAGGAGGTCACAGGGTCTGCGTTTCACCCCTGCGAACTTCATGATACAAGGATACCACGGCTTTCACTGCACGAAGTATCATTTTTACGGCAAATTTAATTTTTCTGCCACCAACCGCACAAATGTACCGTTCCACCGTTTAGCAGTTGCCTCACTCACCGGCGCGCACATCGCCGCACCATACAGCGTATGGCTGCGCTTCCAGTACACGCGGTCGATCAGCTCCATGCGCTGGTGGCCGTGCTTCATGCGCTCAGTTTCCGAAATGGCAGCCTGCACCGCATCATACCGCCGCTGCTCCTTGTCCGTCAGGCGGTCAACGACCGCACGCTCAACCGGACTGCCGCCGCCGCTGTGACCGCCGGACGCGCCGTAGGCCGGTGTGCACGGTATGTCTCCCACGCTCTCCGCCTTGCGGCACAGTGCCGGGTATGACCGGATGATGCGCTTCGTGTACTCCCACCAGTCCTCACGCTTGTTCAATGTTTCCCCTCCCTGTCCGTAATACCGTAGCGCCACACGAGGTAGCGCCGAACTTTATCGCTGTATTTAGTCATTGTTGTGCTCCTCGCCTTTCTTCTTCACACCCTGATTGCAAAAGCCGTCCGAATCGGCATCAATCCACGGATACTCCGTTTCCATCGGGCATTCCGGCAGGCCGCGCTTGCGGCAGTCGCGGCACCGCACCACCGGCACAACGTCGGCGGCAGGCGGCGAGGCAACAATCTCCATTGCCATGGCACCGTCGGAACCGTCCACCCATTTCGTCGCCATCACCGCTCTTATGGCAGTATCCCGCTTAATGTATTCAGCCATGCCGCAGCACCTCCACAAAGCCGTCAATCGGCGGAACGTCACAGAATTCCTCACCTTTGGTGCCAACGACCAGCACCGTACCGACGAACGATGTACCGAACACGCAACAGTTATACGGCAGGCCGTGAAGTCTGCCCTCCTCGTTGCAGATAATAGCCGCGCCGTACGGCAGCGTGATAACCTCGATGTAGCCCTCGACTTCCTGCTGCAAGGCTTTCAGCGTATTCTCCACTTCGATGATCTCCGGCGCGCAGCCGGGCTTTTTACGAATTGCTTTCACAAGTTTTCACTCCATTCGCTCGTCCGTAAACCAGCAAGTCGCTGACGATCTCTTCCCGCAGCTTCTCGGCGGTTTCCGAATCGCTGTATTTGATGCGACCAGCTTTATACGCCAAATCCGTCAGTTCACCCTTATAGTGCACCATCATCTGATGGTCCTCCGCTGCCTCGGCTGCCATACGCAGTGCATTGGCAAGCCGCTCGTTGTCGCGGTACTTGGTGTCGTAGCGCCCAATTCCGGACTCCTGATAATTCTGGTACGCTCGGTCTGCAATACGCTGATAACGGTCAGCCAGCGCCTGCAATTCTTCTCTGGTCATGCGCTCACCCTCCTAACGTCCACAATCTCCATGCCGACGATCAGGCGGCGCAGATCGGTATCCATGCCGCTGATCGGCAGCTTGTCGCCGCTCTCGTTCCGCAGCGTTGCCGAGAAGAAGTCCTCGGTCCACTCGAACTCGCAGTCGTTCTCGGTAAATTTCTCGGCGGTTTCGAGGAAATAGTCAACGTCCAGCACGTCTGCGCCGGTGCAGTTTCCATACACCTCATAGGCTACATGACCGATGTAGTCCTCCTGCATCAGCGTCACGCAGACGGTGTGCACGGACTTCTTGCCGAACCAGCCGGTGGCAGGGTTGTATGCTTTCATTCTTGCTCCTCCTACTTCAAATACCGCTCCAGCGGCTCAAACGGAATGGTGAACTGCACATTGCCGTCGTTGATGCTCAGTGTCTTGCCGATTTCGTCGTTGGTGATGATGCAGTCGAACATCTTAGGCGCCAGAAACGGCGATCCCGCTACGTTCACGCCTCCGCTGACACGGACGTGCAGATTTTTAATCTTCTTTTTCTTCATGCCTCATTCTCCTGTGCTTCATGCTCATACAGATACTCAATCTTCATACCGGTTACACGCTCAGCTTTGAGCCGCAGCTTTTCGTAGGCATAATCGGTATCAACCTCTTTCTCCATGCGCGTGATCTCGTCATTGTTTTCCTGAAGTGCAATAAAGAATTTCTTCATACGCTCCGGACCGAACCCGTAGGCATCGGCCACCGAGCAGACCGCCAGCCAGAGCGCTTTCTGTGTTGCCATATCCGCACGCAGCTGCACGGTGGCATCGTCTGCCGCCTCCTGTACTGCCTCACGGATCATGCGCTTGCGCGCCAGCATATCCGCATAGTTCATGCCCCGCGGCTTGCCGGAATGCTTTTTCTTAGTCTTTGCCATGAGTTACTCCTCCCTTTCCTCGTTCACGCAGCTGCTTGTCCCGGATCATCCGTGTTACTCTGCGGCCGAGCACAGACGGCAGACAGATATTATCGCCAAAGGCACCGGCATACCACAGCGGGCAGGCCGTGGCGCAGGTGCTGCTGCGGGTCTTGAAGCACACACCCTCGTCTGTTTCCAGATCTTCAAGCAGATCGTGCAGCAGTATCAGTTCTCTGTCGGTCATAATCAGCTGCCGCCTTTCCGCTTGGTGCGTGCATCTTTGCTGATGTGCTGCTCCGCATACAGCAGGCTTTCCGGCATGGTGTAATACGCCTGTCCGCCTGCGATGGCGCAGAGCAGTTCGCCCAGCACCTTTTGCGCTTCCCGCAGATCACGATACCGCGCCACAGTTACTACCTTGGCGTTCTTGTCATAGCTTGCGACGATGAGCGCCGCATCCGGCTTTTCCGAGATGCAAAAGCGCTCCACAAAGTCCGAGTTGATAATCTGTTTCTTATCACCAGTCAGAATGTACATGGCGTGCCTCCGTTCCATTCCCAACACTGTCCGGTCGTACATGCAGTACACGGATCGTCATCCATGCCGCACGGGTGATTATGCTTGCAGGTATCACAGTCAGCCATGCGACGCAACTGTTTGACCGCTGCATCACGCTCCTTCGCCGCCTGTTTCAGCGCGTATTCATACAGGCTCAACCGCACCGCGGTCTCTCGCGCGATCGCGCACCCATGCACACCGCAGTTATGCTCATGCCCGCAGCCGAGGCAGGCCAGAGAGACGGTCTGCACTTTCAGTTTCTGCAAAGCCATAATCAGTTCATCAGTTTTCATGGCTCAGCATCTCCTTCCGCAGCTCTTTGAGCTTATCCGTCAGCAGGCTCTCGGCCTTGCTCCCGGCTTTCAGCTTGCCGCCCTTGTCGCAGAGATTGAAACGCGGACGGTTGACATTATGCGTGCCGCCGCACGGAAAGAAGTCGTCGCCCTCGTACCAGCTGGCGGTGAAAAAGCTGCCGTCCGGCAGGTCGAGCCGGTACACACTCAACCCGATTTCGGGCGCTTTGTGCCAGATACCCCAGTTCTGCCAGTCGGCCAGGACGGCCTTGCGCTTGCTCTCGTTGGTCAGGGCAAGAATGTCCTTACCCGTCAGTCCCAGCAGCATCATACCTCATTGCCTCCCATCCGCAGCAGCTCTACGGCCACGCACTCCGAACAATGCTCGATAAGATTGTCATGGTCCTCGATCTCTCGCGGAAATCTGCAATACTCGTCGCAGAACTCCTCCATCACCTTGTTTGCCCGCTGCTCCCAGCAGGCCGGATGGAACACGGGTGCAGTCCGCACGCCCTGCCCACAGAATTTACATTTTGCCATCGGTTGTTCTCCTCTCCTGTTCAGCTATGATTGACGCGGCACCAATGCCGCTGTGCTTTCTTCTTCCTTGCCGTCCGGCAGGCACCGCAGAAACGGTTCTCTTTCCTCTCGTAGAACGTGCCGCCGCACCGAGCGCAATACTGCGGACGGATACGCCGAAATTCTGTGCAGTCATCGCAATTCGCGCAGCCGGCGGAGCAGCCGCCGAAGTCGTCCCAATGCTGGCACATAAAACGCTGCCAATACGGATCGTAGCCCAGATCATTCGCCCGTTTCCGCAGCAGCCCTGCCAGATATGACAGCTGCTTTCGCACCTCCGTCCTTGTAGTGGACAAATGCACCGCCTGTTTGACTTTCGGTTCCGGCGCACCGGCGCCCCACGGACCATCGCCCATGTATTCGCGCACTTTGTCCGCGCTTTCGGTCAGATACACAGTATAGACCTTGCCGCGCACGGCCTTTTCCGACTTGCCGAGCGCCTGTCCGATCGCCATATAGCTGTCACCGTGGCGGATACCGTCCGCCAGAACCGCATAGTCGCGCTCGTTCCACACCGCGCTTTTACCGTGGTTATCCGCCTTGACCGGGCGATTCTTGATGCCGAGATCACGACATCGATGCTGAATTGCACCAGTCGTGCGGTGCAGCATCTCTGACAGCTCCGCCCATGTATATTTGTGCTGACTGAGCAGCATTTTAAGGCGACTGTCCTCGTCTGCCGTCCAAGGATCCTTGCGCTGGATCGCGCAGGCGCGGTAATCCTTTTTGCGCTGCTCTGTGACCCATGCCGGTTCCCGGCCGAGCGCCAGAGGCTCCATTTTCGAGAAGTCGAGGAAACTGCGGTTGTGCTCCGCCCATTCCCAGAACTCCTCCAAATAGACCACAGAAAAGCTGCACCGATTAACTTTCTTCCTGTGCACCGGCAGACCGCGGTTCTCTACCCAGCTTTTGCGCTGGTAGGTGTTGCCGTGTTCCCTTCCTGTCACTGTGGCGAGCAGCTGGTTTAGCGTGACGTACCCGCCTGCCATCAGCACAGCTCCCAAGCCGAGCCGCTGTGCCCGAACAACGACCGCGTTCTCCGTGCGGTTCAATTTCTTCGCGATGGCGGGCACCGATGCATAGCCCCACTTCTCTGTCAGATAGCTTTCATCCTCCGGTGTCCATGGGCGCTTGCCGAGCGGCGGAGATTTACGCTTGCGAACTGCTTCCATCGCTCATTCTCCTCTCAAACCAGAGCTTAAAACAGCTCAAACGAATTACATCGGGGAATAATCCCCGTTTTTGTCCTGCTCTGCCTGCATGGGCATACCGCACGCAAGGCAGTTCTGCTCGATGATGCGCTCCGTTGCGTTCGTATGGTAGACCCATGTATGGCCGCACTCACAGCGGAATTTCAAACGGTGCAGATCGTGCAGCGCGTTGTTCTCACCGCATGACTTACAGCGATAGAACCCGATCGGGTACCGCGCGTTAAAGCTGCCGGTTTCGCCGCAATGCGCACAGGTGATACGCAGAAAGCCCTTGTAGCTCTCCTGTGGCGCAGGTTCTTCGACCGGTTCCGGTTCGTCCTCATCCAGATCAGACGGCTTTTCTTCGGTTTCCGGTTCGCTGTCCTCGGCCTCTGGTTCTTCCACCTCGACCGGCTCCGCAATATCAGGATACTCGCCCAGCAGAGCGCGGGTCAGCGTGCCGAACCAGACGTTGGCCTGCTCGTCCGACATTTTGACGGTCAGCGCCATGTCGTTGGTTGCAATGCGGATTTTATTCATTGTTCTCCTCCCGATTTACACTCGCCGCCGGCGAAAAACCATCCGGGTACCGCCGTTCCAGCTTCTCGATGTTTGCCTGCATGATGTACTCCAACGGCACGTTCATCAGTTCAGCCATCAAAGTCACATACCACAGCACGTCGCCCAGCTCTTCGATAATTTTGGACGGCTGCCACGGATGCCCCTGATACATACACTTCTTGACTTCATCGGCTACCTCGCCAGCCTCGCCGGTCAGTCCGAGAGCGGCATTTGCCGTGTTATAGCACTTCGGCGTCGCTGTACGCATGGCCTTGCGCTGATATTCTTTAATCGTCATTACTGTTCTCCTTACTGCGGTTCATAACCCGATTTTCCCATTCCCGCTCCCAGTCCGAAAGCCGCGAATCATCCTGCTGCCGTTCTGTACCACCGATGTTCGTCGGGCTGAGATAGCCGCTCGAGTCCTCCTGCTTTGGTCTGCTCTGCTCTTTCGGCCTGGACAGGTTCGCTGCCGTCAGCACGCCGTTTTTCAGCCGCTCACGCAGTACGGTCATAAAGTACGGCACATAACCGCGGCTGTCGCTCTTAGCGTGACCAACTGCATAATGCGCAGTGGCGGTTATCACCTCATCGGTCATTCCTAATGACCTCATCTTGGCGATAGCAGAGCGGTTGGCCTTGTTCAGCCGTTCACCTAAAATTCCCTCCACGTCACTGTGTAGTAGAGTAGAATTACTATCTATATTCCTATCTTTTTCTTTTACTTTACTATGTGTACTTTCGTCAGAGGGAAACTGGGGTTTCTCGCTTGTGAAACCGAGGTTTCCCTCGCGGGAAATGAATTTTTGCAGCAAAACACTGCGAGAGCTGATCTCCCGCATTTCCTGCTCGGTCAGAAGCCACAATTCCCACTTTACCTCCGGATTGGTTCGTCCGGCAGTCGCAAAATAGTAGTGCTCCTGGATTCTGTGCGAGGTGATAATGCCCTGCTGGAACAGGTCGCCGTCGAAAAGCCCGTGCGCCGCCAGACAGTCTATCATCTCTGCAATTTTTTCTGCGTCCGGCTCATAGCGTCCGGACAATACTTCGCTTTTAATGGACCAGATCACGCCGTCACGGTCGCTATCGCCGTAGGCTAAATAATAGCCTTTGTCGCGGTACGCCATCACCAGCAGTTGTAAGTACACCACGATCGCCGCCGCGCCGTACTTGCGCCGTGCGGTAATCAGCTTCGGGTCGCTCATCAGTCCAATGTCGTGACGGAAATAATCCAGTCCGTCCTTGGTCGGTCTGCCCGTAGTATCACCTCCGGTTTTCAGGGCAGGAAGGGCGGGGTTGCCGCCCTGTGCCTTGCCTGCTTACGCCAGAATGATAACGTCCTCGCAGAGCTCCTGCGGAATGTGCTGCTCGAACCAGTCGCGGATATTTGCGATAGCCTCACGCTTCCATGCATCCGCGTCAGCCGCAAAGAGCGCCGCCTGCACCTCATCGCCGGTCTGGCGACTACGGAACACGAACGGACTTTTCGGCTGCTCAACCTCGGTAAAGGTGCGGTACGGCGCCAGTACAACCGGGTTCGGCACGCTCACCTGCTTCACAAGAGAAATACCGCTGCGGGCCGTCACGCGCTGCGTCATGCCGTCATCCGCCAGCGATACGCCGTTCTCGGTCGTTACCGTGCTGATGAGCTGCACCAGCGTGTCGCGTACTTCGCTCGGCACGAAATGCGTCTGCATATTGATGATGAACTCCTCCACGCCCAGCCAGCGGCCAAACGGGAACGCCAGTGCGGACAGCTCGGCTTCCAGCAAGCACTCACGCGCCTTGTCGCTGTTCAGCTCGCGGTACAGGTACACGCTGTCGTAATCCGCAACGTGGATAACAAAGCGGCGGCTGAGGCTGTCCTCGTCCTCAGCGCACTCATCCGTGCCGCTCTCGATGTAGTCGCGCACCGCCGAAAGCGTATGTACCGCCAGCGGCGATGCCGTCAGCTCGTTCGGAATGCGGTGCAGCGTGCGGTCTGCATAGTGGCTGCCATTGCGGAACTCCAGATGCGGAGCCGAAAGGTTTACGATATATTCCAGTGCTTCCTTGATCATTTTGAATATCCTCCTTGTGATTTACGCCAGCTTGACGACCTTGGGTTCGGTGTCAACGGACGGGTCGAACGACTGCTGACCGGGCACCTGCGGCGTGTACTCCATCACGATGGGTTCTGCATCCGTACCGCCGAGCAGCAGTGCGCCGTCGATCGGCTTGACCGGAACCAGCTTGCTGCTCACCTCTGCGCGAACCGCCACGCTGTCTCGGTTCTCGGTCGGCACGATGGACAGCTTGATGGTCAGCGTCCGCGCCTTTTTCGCCTCAGTGTTGAGGTCGCGGCAGTTTTTCATGATGCGCGTCAGCTCGTAGGCCGCGCGCTCACCGATCGCGCCATTCATCATATCCAGAATGCTGATCTCCTTGACTTCGCCGGTGTTATTAAAGTTGCTCATGGTTGTACCTCTCCTTCATTGCGCGCTTGTAGAATCTCATCAGACCGTCTATGATCTCGCCAGGTGTCATGCTCCAACGAGCGGCGTACTTCAGCAGTGCCGATGCGGTACGCGGGTCTACGTCAAATGTAATCTTCATGAAATTCTCCTCTTATTCCGGACAAATCCGAATCTCAATCCCCGGAAACTCCCGTTCGAACCGTCGCTGCCACGCTTCTGCCCTGCTGTTACCGGCGGACAGGTGCAGTAGCCAGATGGTGAGTACACCACTGAGATCCTGCTTGTGCAGCCATTTGATAACGTCATTCACCTCGAAATGACTGTGCCGAATGCGCTCTTTGAGCACCGAGGGAATGCGGTCGCTGCGGTTCAGCAGGCTTTCCTCGTAGTTGCACTCGACGGCGATGTAGGTCAGCCGGTCAGCCGTGACGCCCAGATTTGCCGTATCGACCGCCCAGAGCAGCCGCTCCTTCGTGCGGCCGTCCTCAATGAGGAATCCGAGCGGCTCCTCTACATTGTGATAGGTGCGGAACGGAACGACGGTCAGGTGTCCGAACCGCAGCACCTCTCCCGCCCGGATGAGGTGCGCCGCATCCATTGCATCCTTGTGGGCGGCGGCCGTGCCCTCGCTCATGTATACCGGCACGCCAGCTTTCAGCATCTGTGCAGCGGCTTTCGCGTGATCCTGATGCTCATGGCTGACAAGGCAGGCGGTAATGTCCGCCACGCCATAGCCGAGCCGCTTTTGCAGCTCCCTGAACGACAGACCGCATTCCAGCAGCAGGGTCGTTTCACCGTCCGACACGACGTAGGCGTTGCCGCGGGAACTGCTCGCCAGTGATGTAAACGTCAAATCGGGCACGCTCCTTTGCTGTCAGGCGGCGTTTCCAGTTCTTCGGGCGGAATATCGACCTTTTCCTCGGGTGCGTTGTCCGCGAACTGCGTAGACTTGCGGATGATGTCCTGCACCCACTCAGGCAGTTTGCCGAACGTTTCCATATCCGGCTCGTCCGCATCAAATACGAGGATTTCGCTCTCTGGCTGCGGTGCCGGAAGTCCTTTCGGAAAACCGGTGACGGCCTCAATGCGGTTATACTTGCTGCCGTCATCCTTTTCAACGACCGTGACACTGAGCATAGCCGGTACGCCTGCCATCTGCATCAGATCAAAGCCATCACCGGCCGGATCCAATTCTGCATCGGTCAGTGCCTTGCCGCGCCACGCGGTCAGCATCTGGAATAGCGCCGCACGCTCATGCAGCGATACCGTAAACCGGCGGGACGACAGCCAGCGCGGCTTGTCCTCGCCGTCCACCTCGACACGCTCATCCGGTATCTCGAAGATGAACATACATTCCTCGGCGTACTTGCCCTGCTTCTGCTTCTCGAACTGTTTGTACTGCTGGCCGAGGTCAACCACAGCAACGCAAACACCCATATAAGTGCCGCCGTCCATCGGCGGAATGCTGCTCACGACCTTGCGCTTTGCTTTCAGGCTCATTCGATTCTCAACTCCTTATCCTGCTCCGAAACCACCAGCCGCACGACCTGCGAGCCGATAGGCTGCAAATGTGTAACGCTCTCGGCGTTGTCCACGAAAAGCGGTACACGGCGGCCGAAATGTGCGGAAAGCGTGTCAATAATGTCCATGCCGATGTTGATTTGCATGGCGTTGTTCGTGCCCTCGAACGTCGAGCCGTTCATATCCATCGGCTCACAGCAGTCTGCCAGACCGCCGTTGACCTGCTCAGTGAACAGCCGCCAGCGCGTCAGGCGGAACTTGCTGTTGACGCTCTCGGTGATGGCCTGCACGCGGTAGCGTGTAAACTCCTCGCACATGGCAATGAGCCTGTCCATCTGCTCGACCTCGGCGGCGGCAGTGCGCTGCTCGGCCTGCAATTCCGCAATGCGCTTTTTCGTGTCCGCGAGCGTCTGCTCTTTGGCGAGAACGGCATCGCTTTCCAGCTTGCGGCGCGTCAGCTCGGCGTGCTCGGCTTCCAGGCGGCTCTTTTCCGCCGCGGTGTCGCCGGACAAGCGGTAGAGCCGCTTGTCTACATCCGCGATAAGCGTCCGAATGGCATTCCCACGGCGATTATAGTCCGGCAGGTTCTCCGCTTCTGTGATGACCGGCGGCGTATAGCTGTCCAAGGCAATCTGCGCTTTCTGCACCTCGTCCTGTGCGTTTTTCAGCGCCGTTTCCGCACTCGCAAGGCGTTCCTGTGCGGCTGCAATGCCCCGCTTGACAAACTTGCTGTCCTCAAGGAGTGTGTCCTTGCGCTGCTGCTGATGGGCGGCAAAGGCTTCGCGCGCCTCGGCAACCTGCTCTGCCGGTAACGGCTGATGACAGGTCGGGCAGACGGTTTCCGTGAACTCCTCGGCGTCGATGGCACGCCAGCGTGCGCGGTAGTCGTTCAGGCAGTTTTCGCCGGTGGTGATGTAGTCGGTTTCCCGTGCGACAGTGCGCGTCAGGCGGTCGGCTTCGCATTTTGCGCGGTCAAGCGCGGCGGTCAGTACCGGCGTTTCGTCCTCGACCGGCACGCGCTGGCTGGCAAGATGGGCGTTGTTTTCGGTTTCCAGCTCACGGAGCTGATTTTGCAGTGCGCCCAGCTCGTTGCGTGCCTGTGCGGCAAGGGTGTTGTTCGCCAGCTTCACAAGCTCACCCTGCACCCGCTCGCGCTCGGCCTGCAAACGGTCGCTTTCGCTGTGCGCCGCCGCGAAGTCAAGGCTTTCCAGCTCCGTCACCATGCGGCTGCACTCGTCCACGCGAACCGGCAGCGTGTTCAGGTTTGCGTTCATGTCCTTGCGCTGCTTCATCAGCACGGACTTGTATTCATCCACTGTCCGGCGGCCGACTTTCTCGGTCAGCTCGGCAAACTGCGGTGCAGTCGCAAGCAGCTGCTTGTCCTCCGGCAGACCGCAGATCTCAGCGAGCAGCGTGCGGCGGTCTTTCCAGTGCATTCCTTTCGTTACCGCCCAGACATCGGTGAGCAACTTAAACTGTCTCTCGTCGATCAGCTCTGCAATGCGGCGCTTGTATGCGTTTTCGGCAAGCGGCACATCGTCGATGTAGTAGTCGCGCGTGTCACCGGCGTAGCGCTCGATGGACGAACCGCGCGGCTTCTCCCACTTCTCGCGGAGCACCTTGCGCAGCTTGATCGGCTCGCCGTCCACCTCCAGAATGGCGGTGACCTCGGGCATCGTGCCTGCCGGTGCACCAGTCGGCTTGATGGCCGGGCGGCTGTGGCCTGCGCTGTCCTTGTCGAAAAGCAGCCACGTCAGCGCATCATAAACGCTGGTTTTGCCTGCGGCATTGGCACCGAACAGGCTATTCACGCCCTCATGAAAGTCGAGGTGCAGCTTGGGAAAGCACTTGAAGTGCACCAAGTCCAAAGATTTCAGTTCAATTTTCATTGACTTCCCGCCTCCTTGCGGGTATTATGTAAGTGTAATATTTGTCTTTGCCGTTGACTGGGATTGCCCTCCCGTCAGCGGCTTTTTCATACTCGTGATACCCTGTGTACACAGATGGCGAGTGCCACCAGCAGGAACAGCGCGAGTGCAACATAGGTACCCAGCGGCAGCTTGCCAATCTCGGCGTAGCCGGTGGCGGACAGTACGCCAAGGAACGACAGCCCTGCGATAATTTCGTTGATGCGATTCATGGTATCACCTCCTCTCTGCTGACACCCTCGGCCATGAACTTCTCGAACGCGGCCTTGGGAATGATAAAGTGCATACGCCCGCTCGGCTGACGGTACGCGATGCCAAACGGCACCTGCTTGGTGCGGATCAGGTTGCGCAGCGAGTTAGGGTTCATGCCCAGACGTTGTGCGCATTCTTTTGCGGTGTAGGTTTCACGCTTGTCCGTCATGTGAATTCTCCTCTCTTATGTGATAAACTTAGCTGCCATCCGTGCAATGCAGATCAGAGCAGCCAAACTGATGTAAAATACCGTACAGAACATGTCGATACGCTGATGGAACAGCCTGTTCTTCAACAGGTGAATCTGCACCAGAATGAGCAGCGCCCAAAAAGCAGTGCCCGACGGGAGGTAAATCATGAAGCATCACCACCCTTCTTGATGGGTTCTCGTACATGCTTTCTTGTTTCCAGCTCGTATTGCGTCGTTTCTACATAAAGCAGCATATCTCGCTCATCAAATTCCTTGAAAATGTATTTTGACAGTGCAATAGCTGACTGAGCATCGCCCTTTCTTGCTGCCGCCGCAAGGCATTCATGCAGCAACCGCAGCACCGAGTAGCGAATATTATCCGTGGATGAAATGCGCAGTATTTGCTTTTGTTCTGGCATTTAGCTATTCTCCTCCGGCTCGCTGCTCGCCTTCAGTACACGGTCAAGGTTCTTTTCCAGCTCCTGCACGCTCTTTGTAAGAATAGCGTCCATCAGCTCATCCGGATACTTCGCAACGGCGCAGGAGTTAATGCTGACCTTGTCGCCTGCGAACGTGAAACTGACCGTCGGTCTTGCTCCGCCCGTCTGGTGAAATGTTACCGACTGAACCATGCCCGAAATATCCACGCCGTTCAGCAGGATCTTCGTTGCACAGCCTTTTCCGGTGCTTTTGATCTTGATGTCTGCGTCCATGGGGATCACCTCACTTTTGTTCGTGTTTCTGAGCTTTCTCGGTAAAAAAATATTCGGGGATTTCCCCTCGAGAAAAGCCTAATACGTCAGCCGATCGAAACATTTCCTGCTGCGAAAACTCGAGCTGATTGTTTAATCGTTGACTTACAGACACTCTTCCTAAGCCGATTGCGTCTGCAAAGGCATCCTGCGTTCCGAAAACTTCTTTAATTCTCCCTCGTAGGCGAGCATAATCGAAAACTGGGTCCTTCATTGTATTCACCTCCCGTTCGCGTTTCTTAACTAATTGTAGCATCTTCCTCTGCCAGCTGTCAATACCATTTGTTCTCTTTTCTGAATTTATTTTTGTCTGCGTCGTTTTCTTGTTGCGTTTTCTGAACATTCATGATATATTTATACCAAGGAGTTAGGAGGGAGCTAAATGGATACTATTGCAAGCAGATTTCGAACGGCGCTTGAAATGCGAGGCATGAAGCAGGCTGAACTGGTTGAGCTAACAGGTATCGGTAAATCATCTATCAGCACTTATCTACGAGGATCATATATTCCCAAGCAAAAGAACATCTATAAGATGGCTAAAGCATTAAACGTCAATGAAGCCTGGCTTATGGGTGAGGATGTAGATCCGACTCGGCAGAATGCTTACTCGGAACCATCTGACAGCTCGCTCGTCACGATTCACTACGCCGGACCTGTGGCAGCGCACTTTGACGCAACACCCGATGACGCCTACGAGCAGCGCACCATCCCTGCCGAGTGGATTGGGCGGCGCAGACCTGAAGATTTCTTTCTGGCCACGGTTAGCGGCGACAGTATGTATCCGCAGTTCCAGGACGGCGACGAAATCCTGTGCCTGCGATGCAGCGACATGGGCATTCCCGGCCGGATCGGCATTATGCTGCTGGGCGGCGATGAGGCCACTGTCAAGCGTATCGAATATAAGCCAGGCGAGGATTGGATTGATCTCGTTCCCATTAACCCAGAATTCAAGCCAAGGCGCATTGAAGGTGTTGATCTGGAACAGTGCCGCGTTGTTGGGCGTGTTATTAAAGTCATCCGCACCGTAGATCAAATCTGAGGAGGACGAATATGAAAAAGCGAATATTAGCATCAACATTTTTCTGTCTGGTGGTGCTATCCCTCACCGCTTGTAACAGCAATATCCCGAACGATACTACACAGTCGGATGCGACTACTGACGATACCAACAATGTATTTACTTCTACAGATACGAATTCTGAATTTACCCCGCTTGACATTGCAGAATCCGGTTATACGATGATAGAGGGCGGTTTCCTGTACTGCTCAGTCAAGGTTCAGGTGCTAGTGTTCGCAAGGACGTGGGGGTTCAAGTCCCCCCATCCGCACCA